AGAAGGAAGGCAACCTACCACACAAGAAATACAAGATGCGGAATTTGAAGCTGCGTTAGAACCCCTTGTTGCTACTCGACCCACCGGCGCTAAAACGGAAGCAACAAGCGTAGACATACGTTGGGCTAACAAGCTGTATGCAGATATTTTAAGCAGACGTTACGCTGCCGCAGAACAAGCCAAGCAAGACGCTCTAGCAGCAGGCAAAAGCCAAGAGGAAGCTGATGCTATAGTAGCAAACGTGCAAGCTGCCGGTAGCGCGATAAGCAACATCGTACAAGACGCCATGTTAAATGCCCTACCTGAACGTGCTTTGGAGAGTTCTTTCAGAAAAAGAAAGAATGTGTACGGCGCAGAGATTGATGCAATAGAAGTATTTAGTGAGCGTATGCCAGCATTCTTGGGGCAAGTGGATAACTTACGGTTTGATGTGCCTCTTAACGATAGAGAAAACGCGATAGAACTTGCAAAGAATAAACTAGTGGGTTCTGAGAGCTATGAATTTGCCGAGCAAGTATCTGAACAAGCTAAGAGCTACATAAAGTTTGCACAAAGACCTCACGTCGGTACATGGGCGCGGCGGCTCAAGGGCTTCGGCTTTATGTGGACACTGGGCCTCAACCTCTCTTCTGCATTGGTCAACTCTTTTATCCTTCCGATTGTCGTGCTGCCCTTCTTAGCTGGTAAATACGGCTACGGCGATACCATGAAAGCGTTGATGGATGCTTCTAAACTGTACATGGGTACAGGCATGAGGAGAAAAGCAGATACGTTTGAAGGTATTGGAGAAGGAGAGACTAAATTTGATGGCCCCAACCTCACCAATCTGAATATTGATAATCTACCCAACGAAGTAACTGAAAAGTACCCCGGTCTGGCGCAGCTTATAAGAGCGCTGGATGACAGAGGAGCCGCAAATGCTTCCACAATAGGAGACATGATAGACATAGATAATCCTACTGGTAATAAGTTTGACAGAATGCAAACTACTGTTAACGCTGTCTCTGGGTTCATGTTTCATCAGGGTGAGCGTTTTAATAGGCAAGTTACTGCAATAGCTGCATATAAATTGGCAGTGGATGCACAGATAGCCGCCAATAAAAAAGCAGGGCGTGGTGATACTCTAACGGACAAAGAACGAACAGACATAATAAACCAAGTCATGCTCGACATAGAGCATACTAACAGTGGTGCTTTGATAGATACTGCACCTAAGATAGCGCAAGGTGATATAGGCAGCGTTCTGCTTATGTACAAGCGATTTGGTATTTCTATGGCGTATCTGCAAATGAAAATGGCTCGACTTGCATTTCGTAGAAGCCCTCTGAACAAAGATGAAAAAAGTCAGGCTAAGAAACAGATAGTTGGATTGTTCGGTATGTCTGGATTGCTTGCGGGAGCACAAGGTTTGCCTTTATATGGGGTTGTCACCGAGTTAGCAAACCTGTTCTTGTTAGATGATGAAGAGGACGATGCGGAAACCATAGTAGCTAGACAACTTGGTGAAGGGCCGTACTCTGGCGTATTGAATGCCATGTTTGGGCTAGACATTGCCCCACGTATAGGTATGACTAATCTCATCCACAGAACATTGCCCAATAAAGAAACAGAAAGTTTTGCTGAACTCGCTCTTGACCTCGGAGGTGGCCCTCTTGGGGGTATACTTTCTAGGATGTACGGAGCTAGAAGATTGCTTGAAGACGGTTACGCTGATCGAGCATTTGAATCAATAGCCCCCTCCGCTGTATCTGGTTTTGCAAAGAGTTTCCGTTACGCTAGGGATGGCGGTGCAACTACATTACGAGGCGATCCAATCACGCAAGATTTAAGTCCTGTGGCATTAGCTGGTCAGTTCATAGGTTTTGCCCCAGCGGGTTACACCAAGTCTTTAGAGATAAGTGGTGTAGAAAAACGTAAAGACAGAAACATTAACCAAAGAAAAACAAAGCTCCTTCGCCAAAGATACCTTGCTTACAGAGTTGGTGACTTTGAGGGTGTGCGTGACATAGATCAAGAAATAAACGAGTTCAATCGACGTAACCCTGAAGTCAGGATCACCGGAGGCACCAAAGCCAGATCACTACGACAGCATAGAATCACCAGTGAGATGGCTAGAATGTTAGGTGGTATTACAGTGAGTCAACGTAGGTACGAGAAGGTGCTACGTAGCCGCTTAGAGCTTTTGGGCGAAAATGGTTTTTTCTTATAAAAAAATGCCCCCACGAGGGGGGCAATGATCTCTCTACGAGAACGATGAAAGCGCAATGTACCACAATATAGTGTGGTAGAACAACGTAGAACCACTATATATCGTCTTCTTCTACCGCCTCTACGGGCTGCTCCTCGCTCCAATCCAGCTTCAAAACATAGGTCGGGGGTAAATTTATCCCTGATATGCCTGTACCCAACCTGTATTTGGCGTCTATACCCCCCAATTCATCAATTATCAGGCGTCGCATGTGGCTGTATTCAAGCTTTCTGTTACCGCACCACTTCTTGAACGGCGTTGGTAACAGGTACGCGATGTTAGTTTGATTCTCTATCCTAGCCACAATCTTATACATCGGCTTATCGGTGTCTCTCAGGTACACCTCTAGTTCTGGGTCTATGACTGCATCTTGAGAATCATTTACCCTAATTATATTGCGATTGTTTTCGGCAAAGTACTGGGCAAGTATGTCTCTTATATCCAGTACGGCGGCAGTAGTATCACTGCGTGCTTTCCGTAGCATCTTGCATACCCAATCCTCAAGGTTGGCTATGTTAAGGTTATGCAGTCCTATGCGTTGAGCAATACTTAGTCCAGTTATCACAGCAGCAGCCTGCCACAACCAGAATCGGTTTTGTGCTGTCAGCCCCGTACGGTCTATAAGTTTGTTGACGTGATGAAGTAGCAAACCTTCCGCAGCTTCCTGATTCTTCACTAACTTCTTTATGTAAAGTTCACCAGCCCACCCATAGTTATTTTCTAACAACTTGTTAAGCTCAAAGCCCTCTTTGGTGGTATCTGCATCTTCTTCAAGCTTTACCAAAGTCTCTGCTTCTAACAGACGTTGCGCTTCTCCTTTCGGGTGCTGCCTAAAGTCTGCTGATATAGTGTCGAGAATGCCTGTGTTACCACTAGTCGGTACCAGAGTAGCCCACGGCTTGCCCCTGTAACGCTCTACAGTCTCCCCTGAGTTACCCCGCAGACGGTTTCTCTGCATACCCTGACTGACTGCATAAGCGAAGTTACTAAGCTCTTTACCGTCTTTGTTAGACAACTCGTCTAGGTACACAACAATGTTCTTGTATGTCTCTGTAACTTTCCATACAGAAGCAAACGTATCATCACCTTTCTGTACTACTAGCGAAGGGTTGCCCCACACGGACGCACCAGCAAACTGACCGGTGGACTTACCGAAGCCCGACTCGGTGCTTTTCAGGTGAAAGATACTGCCAGCTATCTTTGGTGCAAAGATCATCAACGGTGCAGCAAACGACATACCGAACATATATTGGTGCGGCTCAAACCCCTCTTTGTCAAAGAACTCAGGAATCTTCTTCCACTCATCTAAGCTACCGCTCTTGTCAAAGTGTGCAAAGTATCCCTCAGTTATTGAACTGGGGTAGTTAGGTTTGATCTCGTTAGGGAATACTTCTCGGTCACCAAGAATGAAAGACTTATTATTCTCAGTCCAACCAAACTGTTCTGCCACGCTGTGCTCTTCCATGTGCTCTTCAGCGTGATCCACAAGAGCCGCCACAAAGTCCATAAGCACCGCAGGTTTCATAGTAAAAACACCGCGCTTGGTCAGCTCTACCTTAAATGTTTCTCTACCAACAAGTTTATAAGCAGGTATCATAAAGTCCCGGATACCATGTCGCTTAGTATGATGACGAAATATAAAAGAAGTGCCAGCCACTCTGTCGCGTAACTTGCGTATGATATACAGGTCAGTGCTGAGTACTTCCTTTATCTCAGCGTTACCGTCTTTCATCTCCCTAAGCCCTATGCCTCCACCCTCGTATCTGAAATACGGCTTTGGATATTTGGGGATAGTTACTGTAGAAGGTGCGTCCTCTGTGTTCTTTGTGTCTAACGCGACCTCACTATTGTCTGGAACCTCTACTGTGTAGCTTTCCTCAGACGCCTCGTTTGGAACTATGGCTAGACTTATCGGGCTTTTGAATCTGTCGTTGTCTTTGTGTGGGCAGCCTTCGCAGCCCTCTGGGTACTCCTCTTCAAACCTCGCGCAACTGTGCGGTGCCTCAATGGTACGCGCTACGTTATTGGTTTCTTCTTCGGTGTAATCTTTATACCCACTAGATATAGCATGCACGTTCTCCATACCACGCGCTTCACTTATATCTATGTCAGAGAACTTTGCTATGGACATAACGTGCGTCCACAACGCGTAACTTATTGAGTCAGGCTCACGTATGGCTCTGTCTATCTGAGCGCAGCCTGTACCGTTTACTGTCTTGTCTAGCAGTACTTCAAATCTTTTTATCACTCTGTTGCCCAGAGCGTTCTTCATATCCTCCTGATCTTCTTCAGAGAACTCCTGTACAGAAAGAACTGGTATCAAGTCTTCAGGTAGTTTGGACGAAAACTCTGCCAAACTGATTACACCATCGTTGTGACTGTACACAGTGCAATCTAAAGGGGGGCTAGTCTTGTGGTTGCGTGTCCCCGGTACGCGTAGGATACGAGCGGCATCCGCAGTAACTTGTACGTCTGCTTTCAACCCTGCATGTTTGCAGGTTCTCTTTAATTGTTCCGCAACGGTGACCCATTCGTCTTTGCCGTACGGTTTATCTAGCACCCAGTAGACGTGCCAGCCCCGCCCTGAATCAACAAGGACAGATGGGTTTGGCAGGGTGTAGCGTTTAGTAAATTCTTTTAGTGCTGTATAAGCTTCAGTCTTAGTTGGATAGTCTTTTCCTTCACCGCAATCTATATCAAGGAATATAGTCTTTAACTGCTGTACGTTGTTCTTCTCGCGCTTTTCCGTCTTAAACGTAGCCAGAGCTACGTATACATTGTTGTCGTCCTTGTTAGCAGCGTCTATATGGGTCAAAGCTTCTTCCTTTGTTTTGGAAAACTTAGCCTTGATCCCCTCCTTCATTCCGACCGTGCAATAGAAACCCTCACTTCCTAAGACAGTATCTAAAAACTGTCGAGTATCCATAAGTCATATATCGTAGAGAGAAACGCCCCGAAGGGCGTCTCAGGTTAAAAGAACAAAAGTTGTTAGTCATCAAACTCATCTAGCATTGAGGACAGATCGTCATCAGCCGGTGGCTTCTTCTTAGACTCACGAACCTTTGGTTCTGATGGCTCTTCTGGTTCTTCTTTAGCAGCTTCTTTAGGAGCTTCAGTTGGAGCAGCATCAAACACGCTTTCTTCATACTGAGTGAATCCTTCTTGTGCATCGAACACAGAAGTATCAGTACGTTCCTTCAGTTTGATTACTTGAACTTGCCGTAACCGTAGAGATACGCTGCTGCCCATACCACCGCTATAAGGAATTAACTCTACAAATATATTCACAATACTACCTGTAGTGAGTTGGAAATCCTCGGGTAAAGGTTTAGTTGCCGCATCAAATAACTTTGGTGGGCTTTTGTAGGACGCAGCTATTTTGGCTTTACCTACAATACCGCCATCTTCTGGCTTCTTGAAAGGCATAGACATACCGGGCCAACTATCTTCCCGATCATCTTCATAGGCACTAGTCATTGCTGCTAGTAGCTCTTTAGCTTGCGCTTTGTCCAGCTTAAAACTCATGCTGTATTCAGCGCCCTGATCAGTAGCTGCACAAGGTACAGTGCCGCCCTTACCGCTCTTACCACCCGTAGATGAGAAATGGTATGGCTGATCTAGTCGTGGATATAACGCTTCCACGTTGCGAATCATAAAAGTTTTCTTACTCATAATCGCTCTCGTATAAACAAGGGTTAATGTGCTTTGGCTTTGTAGCCAAGATTAGGTACTGCGGTATTACTTTTGAACGTAGACTCCTTCCCCTTCAACAACGTCAAACATGCTCTGAACATTGTCACCCTTGGGGGTGTTAGATTTGAAAACAAGTTTCACTAATTCCTTAGTGTCTGGGTCTTTCTGCGCGTGCATCGCAATCGAAAGCTCTCGTTCCTCCAATGGTCGCACTGCTTTGAAATACAGCTTCGGTATCGAGGAATCCGCATCGAACCTAGCTTCTACAAGAACAGTAGCTAACGGAGTTTTGTTAGCATTCAAGTACTTTGCAAACGCCTGCATTGACATCTTCTTTTGGTCGTTACCAAAAATACTGGTAGACGGAAGGTCAAGTTGGTACACCGTATCATCGGCCAATTCGTTGTTATCATCGACTATCATGATTGCTATGCGTTGCCGAAACCGACACGCACGGGAGTTGCCCTGTCCGGAACCTTTTATGTTTTGCTTGCAATCAAAACATGTAATGTGTTGTTTACCTTCACCAACATTCTGTGAGGGTCGCCCACTTGCCTGATCGTCAGACCAACAAGTGGGGGTGTTGTGGTCGCCGGATACGAACTCACCAGCATAATACATTCTTGAGATCGGTGCAGTCTTTACTATTACAAGTCTTAGACTATCACCCTCAAGAACCTCAACTTCTTTACCACCAACTACTTTGCGAAACGCATTCTCTCGGATACTTATTCGATTGATCTCTGACTTCGGAGCCTCAGATTTCAGCTTAGAAAACAAGTTCTTATAGCTATCAGGCAACCCATCAGATGTCATCATCTAACTCCGACAGCATGTCCTCGATCTCAGAAGGTGGTAAAACCTCACCTTCCAGTGGGACATCTGGAGCAATCGTTTCGCGTAAGTTATCTGCGGCTTTCTCAACCGCTGCTTCATACCGACCCTTTGGTTCTTCCTTCCGCAGTGCAGCAACAACATCTTCCACACAGAAACGATAGGTATTACCGGCCTTTATGTAAGTCTCACGCGGGACGAACCCGCGCTTTACCCACTGCCTAACCGTAGATACTTTGACACCTACGTGTGCAGCTAGTTCATCTAAAGTAACGTACTTCGTATCTGACACTATTTTTTCCTCCGTACAGTTATAGTGTATTCGCTATCAGCATTTAGACCGGGCGGCAGTTTGTCAGGGTTCTCCTCAAGGAAGGTACGCATGTTGGTCTGATGGATACGCTTCTCCAGCAAATCCACAGCCTTATGCTGCATGATAAACTCGTTCATACTTTCCCAATCAGATGTCCAGAACTTAGTCTTAACTGATCGGTAGAAGGTACCGCTGGCCGTGCGTACTGACTCAGCGCCAGTAGCTTCGCAATGATCATTGAGCACCTGTTTAAACTTAGTCAGCTTCTCGTCTAGCGCACTGAGCTTAGTATTCAACTCGTCAGTGATAGCCGCTTTCCGATCACGGATTTTTATACAGGCGTCAACAAGCCGGTCTAACCCGACCTCTTCAGCTTCGGTCATTTCATCGTTCTCCTTTATGTTTTAGTTTGGGGGAGTGATTATATGTGCAGTGCTTTTACATTTCAAGTACTTCATTGTATAAATCTATTATTTTTGTATGCACATCTATTCTTTGGTCAAGTAGTTTGTATACTCTTTTCTCGACCGGTGAGCCTTGTAACTGTACGACTGTACAAGGATGCCTTTGCCCAGACCGATGCACCCGTGCATTAGCTTGAGCATAAGTTTCTAGCGAAGCCACTGGCCCCCACCATACGATGGTATTTGCTGCGGTTAGGGTGACACCATGTGCTGCGGCTTGCGGCTGTATTATCAGGACTCTGGGATCGTCTGTGTCTTGGAATTCCTTGAACAGTTGAGTGCGCTTTGAAACACTTACGTCACCCCGGATGATCCCGTTAGATATTTTGTCCTTAAAAAGTTTCTCAGAAAGTATGTCGATGACGTGCTTAAACGGCACAAAGATCAGTACCTTCTGACTAGCCTCGTCAATAACTTCCTTCAATACTTTGTATCTGTTCTTAATATCAAACTCTACTGTCTCCCCACTGTCGGCATAGACTGCACCGCAGGAGATTTGCAGTAGTTTGTTCATAGTTACAGCAGCGTTTGGTGCAGTAACTTGTTCTCCAGCAGCCATTGTTAACATGTGACTGCGTATGGCTTTGTAGTATTTATTCTGTTGCGGTGTTAGTTCGATCTCACGCTTGGCGTATGTCATCTCTGGTAGATCGAGGCATTGCTCCTTCGTATACCGAATCGCTGGCTGTAGTGCTGCGTGTACCTTGTTTACTGCGTTGTCTTTGGGAACCCACTTAAACTGTGTCACTTTATACATGACCATCTCGCGGAATGAGGAGAAGCTACGCGGTACAGCCAGCGGGTTAATCATCTTGGCTAACCCGAACGCATCGAGAGGGGACTGAGCAGCAGGAGTACCCGTCATCATCCACACCCATGTCTCGGGTTTTATTATTCTGTTAAGTACTTTCCAGCGTTTTGAATTTGCGTTCTTGTAGTGTGTGGCTTCGTCTACGATTATCAAGTCGTACCCAGCCATCTGTATATGTTCCTCTACTATCTCTACACCATCGTAGTTGATGATCACAAAGTCTGAGTCACCCATAACTATCTGACGGCGCTTGTCCTTTGGCCCGTGGGCTATGTCTACACTACGGTGCATTGCGAATGTAAATAGGTCAGCCCTCCACGCAGAGTCCATAATAGACAGAGGGCAGATGATTAGGACTTTGTTGATGACGCCTTGTTTGAGTAAGAAGTCAGCAGCCCAGATAGCAGAAGCAGTCTTTCCTGTACCTTGCTCGTTAAAGCAGAACGCCTTACTGTTTAGTGTAAGAAAAGATGATGTAGTCTTTTGGTGTTCAAAGGGTTTGTATCGACCGGGCCAATCGTACTGGCCTAGTATTGGGGACGGTACATTTTTGACGTTAAGATTGCGTAGCACTCGTGCTTCGTCTACGCCCCACTTAACTAGGACTTCGTTGTTGCCGAGATCACGGCTAGTCGGTATGGCTGTTGTGATTCTTTGAGGGTCACGAACCCGCAGGCGTAGACCCCTGTTATCAACTACTCTCATCGTTTCTCCAGTTTACTTCTTTTTCTTTTCGCGCTTACTAGTCTCAGAAACCAAGCGTCCTTTTGAATCTCGTTTGAACGATCTGTTTTTGGACTTGCTTTCTATCTTAGTGCCGTGAGAGTTCTTGCCACCTTTGCTTAGTGCTTTCTTGTGGCTTACATCCTTACCCTCTCGTTTGTCGGCTTTGCCATTCTTATTCTTATCTGCACCTTCCTTGTCAATCTTACGTCGCGCACGCTGTCGTTCCATACGATCAGCATGTTCACCACGCTTCTTCTGTTGCTCGTACTCCTTTTTGTACGGGCGCTTCTTCTTTGTGTACGGCATCATCTTCTCCCGTTATGAGGACACTCTAGTATAATGCAATGAGCTTTGCACAATCCAGTGGGTCTTGGGTTCCATACATCCGTTGCGAAAGTTTTCTCTAGGATTCCGTGTTTGGTCAGCCACTTCTTCCACAACTCCGATTCATCTTTACGTTCATACGTTTCTTTAACTAACTTATTACACACAACAAACAGCAACCCTGCTTTTACTGTATGTACTTCTGGAAAGTGTTTGAACACACATAACGCCATAAGTTCCAACTGTCCAACGTCAGCGTACTTGGCAGACTTGCCTGTCTTGTAATCAAACACTCTCGCTATCCCTGTATCTCTGTCCAAGATAATCAGGTCAGCTACACCTCGATACCAAACATTGTCAGCGAAAAACTCACACGGTTCCAAGTTGGACGTGATGCCCATCTTGTACTCGCATAACTTCTCGCCCGGCATTGCCAGTAACTTGTCCAGCACGTTCTGTGAGTAATCGAATCGTGGGTCTAGCTCATTAACCAGACCACTCACATACTGCTCTGCTGCCATGTGGTACTCGTTACCGTACCTCATTGCTTCAGTGTTGAAATCTTCGTCGTAGTCCCTTATGACTTTCAGGTGGTAATACTTTTTCGGGCATTGCTCAAAAGTCTTTAGGCTGCTGTAAGACCATGCGGCGGTTTTCGTACCCATTCAATACAGTCTCCGTAGTTCTTCCCGACTTCCACATCCCCACGGACGGGCAGGCCAGATGCCCATTCAGGAACATAAGCCATGCAGGAATCTATGTAGTTACAAGCTTCGGTAACTTGTTCGTCCGGTACACAGCATACCACAGAGTCATGGACTGTTAACAAAACCCTGTATTCCTTTTGTATTCTCAACATTTGTTCTGCCATTACACAACGTGCTATGGCTTGACATACATTTTCGATAACTTTACCGCCGTATATTTTGATGTATCCCATACGGGTCTTATAGGAATATTGCTCTCTACCCTCTTCATCTAGCTCCATCTTCAGTTTGTTGTAGTACATACTGAGGCCAGACGGTAGTTTGATAGCATTCTCCTTCGGCAGAAGTTTCAGAACCCCCTTCTTACCCAGCGTTGTTATGGCATTACTGTGCAGGCATTCCAGTGCGGTGTTAGCGTCCCGCCACAACTGAGTAATCTTGTCGTTGGTATTTCGGTATACGTTCACAATCCGACGGGATTCTTTCTCGTCAACTTCTACACCAAAGGTCTTCAACTGTTCACGGAACCTGACCGCACCCATACCGTAGCCAGCACCAAGTATTGTGGTTTTGCCTATAAACCGTTGTTCTGGCGTAACTTTTTCTACTTTGGTCTTGTAGATGCTACTAGCCATCTTCTTGTACACATCTTCGTCACGCTCGAACGCACTGACCAAATCGCTCTGCTCTGCCAACCACGCCAGTACTCGTGCCTCTATCTGAGCGGAATCGGCTTGGATCAGGGTGTGCCCTTCAGGGACGCAAATACATGATTTCAATACCTTTGCATTTGGCCCTCGTGATGGTAAGTTTTGTAGGTTTACCTTGTCGTACCCACCCCAACGCCCCGTATGCGCTGCGTAATATTTGATGGGAACTGGCATCTTCTTACCACGGGTAGCAATGTCTAGGAATCGTTCTGTTCTCGTTTCTTCTAAAGTACTTTTCAAACCTAGTCGTGCAGCTACCAGAGTCTGTACGTTTATATCTTCGTGTTCTTGTAGTGCCTTGAAACCTTCGTCCGTCTTAGCAAACGCATAGGTTTCCTTACCCGTACGTGCGCTGATCTTTGTAGGTGGTTCGACCCCAGCGTCATGCAACAGTTCTGCAAACTTGTTGTTGGACATGAGGTTCTCTAGTTCTACACCACTCTGTAAAAGAAGTTTCTCTTTTTGTTCTTTAAGGCTATCAAGATGGCTGTCTAGTTTGGCTACGTCCAGTTCGAGCATAGGTTCGATAAACATACGCAGAGTCATGTCTATCACTTTAAGTTCGATCATGGGGAACCCACGCTTCTTCATAAAGATGTCGAACAGTTGGTAGGTCAACTCCACATCATTTATACAGTAGTCTCCGTACTCGGCTAATTCTTCCTCGGTAAAATCTTCCCTTCGCTTACCTTCTGCTTTGAGTACCTCGTCCCCCTTCTGACCGATGCCATACATATCAGACAACGCTTTAAGAGATGCACCAGCATCCACCCCATGAATAGCACGGCCCATACTGAGAGTATCAAAATAAACCCTACCCCTAATGCCAAACAGCCAATTAAGAATAGCCCCATCAAACAAAGTATTGTGAGCCAGTATTGCAGAGTTAGCCCAATCGTACTCATTCTGTAGATAAGTTTTGAGATCATCGAACGCTCCGCTCAACCACTTGGTCTCGCCGTCATTAACTTTTATAGCAACGCCTATGACTTCAAAGTCAGGACTGCGTACGTATTGTTCAGTCGTTAACTTTCTAAAGCCAAAGGTTTTGCTGTAATAAGTTTCAAAGTCTACGGTTATGATATCCACTACAGCTTACCTTCTTCTATCAAAGCAATGCGATTGAGTTCGTGCATCGCAGCTACTTCCGCTTTATTTTGGCCGGTGTACGGTACAGCCAACCCTTCTTTGACAAGGAGTTTCGTAATAAGTCCTTTTCCCGTTTTGAACTCGCCCAAAAATCTTCCAAACTTCCCTTTCTCTTTTGTTGTGAGAGCATATGTTCTTCCCACGACGAGAGCCTTTTGAACGTATTCTTTTGCGAGGAGTCCATGCGCTTTCTCTCTCTTATTTCTTGTGCGGCATTCGGGAGTATCAATACCATAAAGACGAATCCGCTGATTGTGCAGCCAAGTATCAAACCCAAGATCAATGTCAACATCTACTGTATCTCCATCTACTATGCGTCTTATAGTTGCTTTATATTCGTACATGTTTGTTTCCTTATTCTAAGTGAGCCACACTATCTGCTGCGATAGTTGGTTGTGGGGTTTCTGAATTTATCTTGTCTAACTTCTTATCACGCGCCCAACGCTGGTACTTATCGCGCACCTCAGTACGTGTTGGAGCGTACCAGATTAACTTATCGTCACCGCTGCGTAATTCTAAACGCCAGAAATCTTTACTAACTTTTGTAATAATCATCGTTCTTCCTCTAGTAGTTTTTCTCTAAGTATTGCGTCCTTCCATTCTCTGCACCACGGACAGAACCAGCCCTTACGAAAGGCTCTCGGGTGTTCATCACCGTCCTGCTTCTCAATATACCCAAGCACCTCGACCATCTTCTGGCCGCACTTACATTGTTGATCAAGGTTCTTGTACATCTTCTTCTACAAACTCTTCCAGCTTTTCTACTGCTTCTATGATGCGTTTGCCTAACTGTATTAGTTCTTCGGCATGTTCCTCGTCTATCTTAATTGTTATCTCTAACATGCCTGTCCCACTCCCGCTCTCGTTCTTCGTCTGGGTCAACTTCGTATGACCGCCATTCGTACCCGTCGTCCTCATCGCCAACGCGGTTCGGATTGTCCGGCAACTCCCATTCGTTGTTATACACTCTGCCCATCATCGTTCTCCTTTATTTTTCCACCACATTCACAGCGTTCTGGCACTTCGTTGTCACCTAACATTGCTGACCATTCATTGGCGCAATCTTCACATATCCACATCATCGTTCTCCTGAATATCTTTCAGAATTTCTCGCCGTAGTCTCTTGCGATCCTCGGGCGAACATTTACTTACGATCTTGATGTCGCTTAGTTTTAGTTTGTAGCTCGACGGGTTCCAGTACAGTGCAGCTTCTGGATCGGTGACAAGCATGTACTGCCACTGCTCCCCGTCGATGTCTAAGTAAAACGATTCACCATTCATTAGTGCATCACTCCGTCATCGTCCAGTTCAGTGTGCCACTCAATTGTTTGCCAAGTGTTAGACACGATGCTCATAAACTTCTTCTTTGGCATACCCATAGCCATAGCCACACTAACAAGTTTAGTAAGCAGTATAGACTGCACCATACGTACATCAGCGTCGGGGTCTATACCCTCAACTAAAGCCGTCGCTACTTGTCTCTCTATTGTTGCGTACTTCTCCTCCATAATTTCATCATCAAACTCGTCTAACAACTTATCTAACTCTGTCTTGCCTGTCATAGCTTGTCCTCCAAAGGGTCTACAAGGCGGTAAATATTTCCTTCGTAACTAACTTGTTTTGGCCCTACAAAACTAGGCTTAACAAATATCTTCTTTTGGTATTGCGGGTGACGCCTGTACCGTGGATGGTTCAGTGTCTTCCAATGCCCACGCCTACGGTGTGGTTTAGGACTAGCGTGCGTGCCACCTTGATGTGGCTTCTGTGTACTGGGCAAACGATCCAGCAATAGTATGTGTGGGCCACTAGCATTTAACCACGGACGTTTCTCTGCAAGCGGCCCAACTGCTTTCTTCTTTTCTTTAGCTGGAAACTTCTCCACCGCGTGCTTCTCGCCGTACTTCATGTACGTCATAAGTTTCAAACAACACCCCAACACATGCTCACTTATAAGTTTTGAAGTTTTGTGGTTCTGATTAAAATCTCTCGGGCTATCTTTGAAATTTTCTAGCATTGCTAACAAGGAACCTAATGCTGGAACAAAGGCATAAGTCTCTGAGTGAGATGGGGTATCATGATTATAATTATCAAATAAATAGTAACCGCCAAATGCCGTGTGTAACCCAGTAACAGTATCTAGTACATGGACACGTATGAATACACTCTGGTCTTTTGGGAGATCACCGGGATGCTCATCGGGAATGTTAAATTGGAATACATTCGGGAAATCCGTAGACATCTCTCGATACACTCTTATTACATCTTCTATTTCTTTCTCCATTGATTGTTCCATACCCATAGCTCTTTTTTGTTTAGGAGAAAGTTTCTCAGGGTCAGCGCATACGTACGCCCATACATCAGTTGTATCGCGGAAAGAAGTTGCCCCTAAGTTTCTATAGCAGAGTACAAATTCATCAAAGCTCCACTCTTGTGTATCAGTAACTACCGGAGCGTCTGGTACGTGCCATTCTTGCCAAAGGTCTTCATACTCTTTGTCCCCAAACCATAACAGGGGGCAACTCAACACAGTGTCAAAATAATCTCTCTGCGTTGCTTTATCCGCATGTTTCAATCTTCTTTTAGCAATTTGTAAAAAGTCTATGTCTGGTCGTTTCATCGTTCTTCCTAGTTAAGTTATTAGTAAAGTGCGTGAATCCACACAGAGTTCCTCCACCCATTCAGAGTTCGTCTGTGCTTCATCACGGCTAACCTTAGCGCGGCCTAGTCGGCATACTCAGTCGTGCAGGAATCGCCTAGGTCACATCGAACAACCTAAAGCAGAATGAACACAGCCGTATGCTGCGGGTGTTTTCCAATGCCTATCCACCGCCCGCTGGGATGGGGGTAAGGTCAGAAAATAACTAAAGACCCCTTACCCTACACAAGTATCACTTATCAAATTCTAATATCAGTTGTTGCCACGACTGTCTGCGCGGCCCATCATGTTCTCTTGTTTCTAAAACTTGTTGCACAAGATGTACGTTATCTTCGTTTACTACCCACCCAACACCTCCGGCTTCGTTTATGTTCTCCAGTTCACGCAACTGGAGGGCGGTGGGTTTGTTCTTTCCTGCCTTGCATTCAATACCGTAGAACCAACCTTTGTAACAGACGATTATGTCGGGTACACCTGACCGTCCATAACCGCCCGTCGCTGGAAAGAAGTAGTACACATCATCCATATTCTTCAGTTGCTTCACTACTTCTTGTTTTACTTTCTTCTCTGGCGTCATCGCCATCGGTATCTCCTTCGCTGGGATAAACCCAGAACGTGTATTTACTTATGCGCCTGCCGATCTCCGGTAGGTTCTCAGTAGGTGGGTCGTAGCTACGCATTTTCAACACAGCTAACTTCCTTCGCATCCAGCTTGGTAAGTTGTTTATATGATGAAGTTTAGAGTCTAGTAAGTAATCCCACTTGTTAGTGTCATCACCTACCTTGTCTAGTATCACCTCGTCATAAACTGTGCCGTCCTTGTCTACAAATACCTCAAGCCTGAACGCATCACTCACTCGGGAATACCTCGGCAAACTCGGTGGGGTTCAAGAACACCATACCGTGCTTACCTCCTGTGTGTAGGAAATCGTCAAGCATAAACGCACCGACGTTGGGTATGTACTTGTACTGCTCCCAACTCTTAATCAAGTTCGCTTCATTGATCTGCATCGCAGCCAACTTGGATCGGATTATATACGGCATCCCGCTTGCAGTTTCATGCACGGTGAGCTTGTCAACAAAACCTTGTGGGTCGATATATCCCTTCTGCTCTGTAGGCTTCACTGCGTAACAACGGGCCACGTCATCATCACCAAACTGTGAAACAAATACAGGAATTAGTGAGTTAGCCTCGTCAATTTGTTCATGCAAAGGTTTGATAGTTTCCAGATGTTCCTTCGCTCTCTCCACAAGTTTTTCACTTGCTGGTATGTACATCTCCATGTTGCCGGTAAGCGCGTGAGCCAACCACTCCATCAACAGGGGTTTGTTATCCTCATGCCTAACGTCTGACCAAAAGTCAGTCACTTCTTTGTTAAGTGCAACTTGGTCTGTCTCCAAAACATCCTTAGACATACTCGCCATCTTGTTATAGGAATGGGCAACGATGAGATCAAAAGTTACAGCGGGGCATCTAAGCACTTCATTGATTACTTTCTTAATATCGTTCGTGCGAATAGCAGTCTTGTCTGTAAGCCTAGACGGGTATGGGTTGTTACTGTTCGCTCGTTGCTTGTGTATGAACGGCGAGATCACCCAATACCTCACCGTATCGACACCCAACATGTTCTCTTCCATAGACCATGTGACCAAAGCGCGGTACATGAGATCGCCTTTGTACTTAATACCAAGAGCGTTAAACTTGGTCGGCTCTTGATGGAAACGATTCTCATGGCTCATTTGTATGGGCGTGGTCTCGTACCCCACACACTTGTTTATCGCGGCCTCAACATCTTTAAGTTCCTTGTCCACATCTAGTTCAGCTTTACCGTAGCTATGTGGGTTGAAGTACTTTAGTAGATGTCTGTTATTTAGAAAGTCTGTTACTCGCATCATCGTTCTCCTATATAAGTACGTCTAGCTTTTTGCCGACGCTTGGGTTTGCTTCTTTGTTGTTCAGGACTGCCCATAGTACAGGCATTGTCCACGTACCCCATCCTCCGTGTATGTAGCCGTCAGTCAGTACCACAACGCCTTCGGCTTGGATGTTGTTTTGCTTTATGTACTCGGGTACACAGGTTACGTCAGTGCCGCCACCTCCCTTCGGCTTAGTTGTATTAACAAGTTCAGACAGTGGTATGGCTGTCTCACCATAGACTTCGTGCGAACGAACCTCAGTATCCCAGTAAATCACATGTACATTGTTGATTGCCAGTGTCTCGATAATGCTACGCATCACTGACACAAACACGGTGATTTCTCTGGACTGAATACTGCCTGACGTGTCGATGGATATAACAAGATCGTCCAGCTTGTCCTGTATGCGGCTCGGCCTGATGATGTCCATCGGCATGTACTTGCGATTGGGAATGCGGAACGTACCGTCCTCACCCCCGCTGCACGTATCAACGCACCACTCTTGGAGGATGTCCTCCCACGGGATAACTACCTCAACAAGTTCCTCAAGGTTTTTGTTACCTCCCTTGCCGGACTTCTCTGCGGCAAGTAGTCCCTGCCGTATGGCCTCCTGCACATCGTTGGCAAGTTCTCGCTGCTCCTCCTCGGACAGTGATTCAAACGCTTCGACATCATGCTCGTCCAAGCTGCCTTGTTCTGCATTTCCTGCACCTCCTGCACTTCCCTCGTCATCCGTGGGTGACGCAGTGTCTCCACCAGCTCCACCTTCCTCTTGTTCCTCGTACAGAAGTTTCCATATATCACCCTCAAGCATCCCGTCGTACTTGCTGTCGTACAACCCACCGTCAGGTAGCTTGGCGAATCCATCCACCCGATTCTCTGCCACGATCTGCCCGTTGATGCGGTAGTCCCACACTACATTCGCTAGCTTGGGATTGATCTTGTGCATCCATAGGTAGACCGCTGCGTGCATATAGATGATGTGATATAGCTCGTGGATAATCACACCCCGTATCTCTTCATCGGTCAGGGTCTCAACAAACTCGTACCCGATCACAATATCTCTGAAATTTGTGTAGGCGGTAGGTACACCGCG